CAGCAGATGTAGTTATTAAGCTTTCTTATGTTTATGGAGCAATAATTTCTCAGCTAATGCAAGACGGAACAAAGGTTGTAACAGTTGCCCCAACTTCATGGCAAAGTTTTATAGGAAATAAAGTGTTTAATAAAGAGCAAAAGGCGGCTATTAGAATTGAATATCCAGGTAAATCTGACACTTGGTATAGCAATAAGATAAGGGAAATAAGAAAGCAGAGAACCATGGACTTTGTAAATACTAAATTTAATGTAAACGTAGAAGATAATGACGTCGGAGATGCTATCGGAATAGCACATTATGCATACGAGAATTTGACTGCAAGATGAAACTATACGAATCAAAAGAATGGCTTTATAGAAGATATATTGTCCAAAAGAAAAACATAAAAGAAATAGCTGAGGAGGCTGGTTGTTCACATATGACAATACAAAGGTATCTAGAGAAATTTGGGTTGATTAAAAAAAGATAATGTATACACATAAAGTTTTTCATACAGATGGTCTTGATGTCCGTAGATCAAAATTAACAGAAAGTATTAATGAATATCTATCTGGGGATTCTATAGTCCTAGACACGCCAACATTTAAAATATCTAATAGAGAAGAGTACCATAAATTTTTATTAGACAATCCACACTTTAAGCCAGACACAAATGGGTACGAGCTAGACGGACTATCTGGTTGGAAAATGGGTGAAATAGGAATATGGGCAAGCAATTGGACTGCATGGATGAAGTTTTTAAAATCAGATCAAGAATATTTAATATTGATGGAGGATGACATTGTTCATAATGAAAACTTTCTTCCTCTTATAAACTATTATATTTCTCAGTTGCCAGAGAATTGGGATGTGTTTCACGCATTCAGTCCAGCAGACCAGTTTGGTAAATATAATGATACTCATGATATTGGGGCTAGGGATATATGTAGGGCGTATCAAGATTGGTCGTGCCTATGCTATGTTATCAATAAAAGTGGGGCAAAAAAGTTATTACTAAATGCAGATATGTTTAATCTACCACTAGACTGGTATATGTTTAGACAGCAAGATAAGTTTAATGTTTATACAATAAAACCAACATCTGAATTCCCATGTACACTAATGGCATTAGAATCAACCTTCCAGTCAGATGAGGTTAGGAAACCATTGTGATACCTAAAATAATATGGCAAACATATAAAGATAAAATTGATGATTTGCCAGACTATGCAGTTGAAGCAATGGCCACATGGACAGAAAATAATCCAGGCTGGGATCATAAATACATGGATGACCAGCAAGCTAGAGACTTTATTCTTTCCGAATATGGTAGAGAGTATGTAGAAATATTTGATAATTTACCAGTGCCAGTAATGCGTGGAGATATGTGGCGGTACTTGGTAATATATAAATATGGTGGGGTGTATGCAGACCTAGATACAAGGTGTTTGGCTCCCATAGATTCATGGATTAAACAAGATCATAGAATGGTAGTATGTCCAGAAAACAACCTACACTTTTGTCAATGGTCCTTTGCAGCAGAGCCTGGTCATCCAGTAATGAAGGCGGTAGTTGACGCAATGATTAATAGGCTAAAAAATCCAGACTACTCAATAAAACATTTTGTACACATACATACTGGTCCAGGTGTTTGGACGGAGGGTATACATAATGGCCTTGGTATAGTCAAAGAAAAACATGAGTGTAATATGCAGGACAGTAATGGTGTATGCGGACACCTATCGCTTATACTTGACTCCATAGAGTATAATGGATATATAAGAACAAAAGAACTTGGATTTCATTGCTATAGCTCTGTTCAGGAAGATGAAGAGTCTTTTTATGGGTGGAGGATATTTCATAATAAAGCTATTGAGCATATTTATGGAAGTCAAAAATGGAACGATGGAAGATACACGCAGTGGATAGAAGACAAACTAGTTAAGGGGATAGAATGATTATTGGATTAAGTGGATATGCAAGGTCTGGAAAAGATACTGTTGCAGAGATACTTGTATTAAATCACGGATTTAAAAGATTAGCCTTTGCAGACAACATTAGAAAGGCTGTTATAAAGTTAAACCCAATATTAGAAAATGGAAGACGTGTATCTGACATGGTAGAAGAGTATGGTTGGGAAATTACAAAATCATATGAGGAAACCAGAAGACTCCTACAGGTATTTGGAACAGAAGTAGGAAGAGACATGTTCGGACAGAACTTTTGGGTAGAGCAAGTATTTGAGGAAATGAATCTTTATCCAATGTATGATAATTTTGTAATATCGGATGTTAGATTTCCAAACGAAGCCGACATGATTTCCTGGAAACAGGGCGAGGTTTGGAGAATAAATAGATCAAGTATATCTCCAGTAAATTCACATCCATCAGAGCTAGCATTGGACGAATATAATTTTACAAAAACTTTATCAAATGATGGCACTATAGAGAATTTATCTAGAGAGGTTTCTTTATTATTAAGGAGTAGTGATGCCAGTATATCAATATAAGTGTGACTGCGCCGAAGAGTCGGACCAGAATCCAATTTTTGAATATGAGCGTGGAATAAAAGATCCAGAACCAACCTACTTGTGTCCAGAATGTGATATGCCAATGGGAAGGGTGTATAGTGTTCCTGGTGTAAAGTTTAAAGGTTCAGGATTTTATGCAACAGATAGTAGGATAAACCCAAAATGACAGAATTAGAAAAACCATTTGAGCAAATGAACACTGTTGTTGAAATGACCCTTAAGGGATACAATCCAACAGAAATTGCAAAAGAGCTTGATATAAAAAGGGCTGATGTTCTTCGAATAATTGATGAGTGGAAGTCATATGCACAAAATGATAAAAGTATTCAAGAACGTGCCAGAGAAGCACTTGTTGCCTCTGATCAACACTATAGCATGCTAATAAATCGTGCATGGGAAACAGTAGAGCAATCAGATGTGGCTGCAGACTTAAAGGCAAAAGTATCTGCACTTAAACTTGTGTCTGATATACAGTCTAAACAAATGGAAATGCTACAGAAAGCTGGTTTGTTAGACAATGCAGAAGTGGGTGCTAGAATTGCTGAAGCAGAGGAAAAGCAAGAAATTCTTATGGGTATATTAAGAGATGTAACATCTGAATGTAGTCACTGCCGTAGAGAGGTAGCACAAAGACTTTCTAGAATATCTGGGGCCGTAGAGCCTATACATATTGTGCAAGTAGACAATGGCTGATTTTAGCGATTTTTTAAGTGCATTAGATAAGGACGAGTTTGAAGAAACTCCTGCCGACTTACACGAGTTTGTAACTTCAACAAAGTATCTTGGTTTACCACCACTTTCTGAAAACCAATACATAATGCTTAAAGCAATGACTCAGATATACAAAAAAGAAACATTAGTTAGATGGCTTGGCCAAGATGAGGGTGAAAAAAGGTGGAAGCAAACCTGTAACGAAGTTATTTTTCAGTTAGGAAAAGGTTCTGGAAAAGACTATACATCAACAATTGCTGCAGCCTACATAGCACATTTACTTCTATGTTTAAAGGATCCTGCAGTATATTATGGTAAACCACCAGGAGATTCAATTGATATTTTAAACGTTGCTATTAACGCAGTTCAGGCCAATAACGTTTTCTTTAAAGGGTTTAGAGCCAGATTAGATAAGTCCCCTTGGTTTGTTGGAAAGTATAATGCTAAAGCTGGGTCAGTAGAATTTGATAAAAGCATTACTGTACACTCTGGACACTCAGAAAGAGAAGCCTGGGAGGGATACAACGTAATGGTAGTTGTCCTTGATGAGATATCTGGATTTGCTCTAGAGTCAACAACTGGTCACGATCAGGCTAAGACTGCCCAATCTATTTATGATATGTACAGAGCATCAGTATCCTCACGTTTCCCAGACTTTGGAAAGTTAATACTTCTTTCATTCCCTAGATTTAAAAATGACTTTATTCAACAAAAATACGAAGAGGTCATATCTCAAAAGAGTGTGGTTGTAAAATCACATACATTTATACTTAATCCAGATCTTCCAGAAACAGAGCCAGGAAATACATTTACTGTTCAGTGGGAAGAGGATGAAATAATTGCATACAAGATACCCAATGTTTATGCCCTAAAAAGACCCACATGGGAAATCAATCCAACTAGAAAAATTGAAGATTTTAAAATTGAGTTTTATCGTAATGCCGAAGATTTGTCTGGCAGGTTTGCAGATTGGTTTAAGCCACAAGATGATAGGGAGTATTTTATACACATCGACTTGGCTCAAAAGCATGACCATTGTGCAGTTGCTATGGCACATGTAGATAAATGGGTAAACTTAAAGGTTGGAAATGAGTATGCACAATCTGCACCAATGATAACGGTAGATGCTGTAAGATATTGGACACCTACTGCATCTAAAAGCGTAGACTTTAGCGAAGTAAAAGATTACATTCTTTCATTAAAGCAACGTGGATTTAACATAAAGCTAGCGACATTTGATAGATGGAACTCACATGAAATGATGCAACAATTAAAAGCGTACGGAATGAATACCGAATTGCTTTCGGTTGCTAAAAAGCACTATGAAGATTTTGCCTTAATTATTGCTGAGGAGCGGGTTAAAGGACCAGTGCTTCCATTACTTATAGATGAGTTACTTCAGTTAAGAATTATAAGAGATAGAGTTGATCACCCTAGAAAAGGATCCAAAGATCTTGCGGATGCAGTTTGCGGGGCTATATATAATTCCATATATCACTCTAGGCGTAAAGAAAATAAAGAAATTGAAGTTCATACCTTTAAAGAAATGCAAAGGGACAACTACTTAGAAGAAGAACAAAAACAGGTCAAAAACTTAATTCATCCACCAAGACAAATGCCACAAGAATTATCGGATGCATTAAATAATATGGGCATAGTATAACCGTTTTAGTAGTCATTTACTGATATAATTATCCTGGTAATCATTGTATTACCTAGGAGAATTGGAAAATTAACAGATTAAGACTTATATTAGGTTCATTCCTACTGACCGTGTTTCTTCTATTCATAGGTCAGTCTTCGTCGTATGCAGAAGGAACAGATAGCTCTTCAGAGCAAGTAGTAGTTAGCCCAGCACAACAAGCAGTAAACACAGCGCTTGGAATTGCTACAACAGAAGTTCAACAAGCTATAGATGCTACTACAAATTCAACCACAGAAATATCACAGGCACAAACAGAATTATCTCAGGCGCAGTTAGCCGTATCTCAAGTTACTTCGGCAATTTCTACAGCTCAAACAGATGTAAATAATGTTCAATCTGCAATAAATACAATAACCGCCATAGACGCCACAGTTACACAAATTGATCAAAGTTCGCAGGCTGTTCAGGATGCCAAAACAACTGTAAATACGGCACAAACATCAATTAATAATATTAATGTGTCTACTGCACAATCAGAGATTTCTCAACTAACAACGGCAAGAACTGAAGCTGTTACGGCGCAGTCAGTGGCACAAACAGAACTGACTCAAGCAAACATAGCAATCGATAATGCTCAAAACGCAGTCAATGCTTTGCAGGCAACCATTGGGTCAAGCACAAATGTTCTTGCTGGAGTAGATGATGCTGGAGTTAGAATGGATCTTCCATTTAATTTATTAATGGGTGGAACACTATACAACAACGTGTTTGTTGGCTCTAATGCAACCATTACTTTCGGAGTTAACGAAGGGTCTAACTATTGGGCAACACCAAATGCACCTTCTGTTTCTATAGCAGGATGGGACTGGACTACATGGAGTACAGGAACTGGTATTACATATGCAACAACAGGATCCTCTTTAGATATTGCTTGGGATCTTAGACCATTTCCACAACAAGATGCCTCTACACAAATGGTTCAAGTAAGATTTAATGCCGACGTAAATCCAGCAAATGGGGCATGGAAGGCAGATGTCTCTGCTATTGGACCTATTCCAAATGGGGCTAGATTTAATTATAGAGAAACAACAAATGGTACTGTAACAAATATTATTGATACAAATTCTGGAGCTGGATTTAATGGGCAGATTAGTCAGGGTCCAGATTTCACCCCTATTGCAGATCCAAACAATGCTTCAGTTCAGGCAGCAGTTGACGCCGCAAATGCTACTATATTCCAATTAAATTCAAGTTTGAGCCCAGTTGTAACACAAAATGCTACAAATAATTCTATTATTTCTGGATTACAATCTGGAATTAACTCATTAAACAATACAGTAAACTCAGCAATATCTACCAAAACAAGTTTACAAGCAACACTAAATACAAGGGCAACCGACTTGACTAATGCAATTAATAGTAATATACCTACACCATCCCCTATACTTGCAGAGCCAGTTATTGAGGGAACTACAGTAACCATTGCCCCTGAGTTGCCATTAGGTTACACAGCAAACACTTGGTTTTATCAAGTAATTACTGATGATCCAAATGCGGAGAATCCTTATGCTGGAGGAACATATAATACAGATGGTGCTCCAGAGTCTATTCAACTTACTGGTTTGACAGAAGGTGCTACCTATACAATTAGAGTTGCTAACTGGTCTGGTCCAGTAAGCCAATATACTGAAACTGTTATTTCAATTCCAACAACACAAAGTTCTAATTTAACTAGTGGAGGATCAGCACCAGTAGATTACCCTGTTGACCAGCCAATAGAAGAAACACCAGTAGATGAAAATCCAGTAGATGAGACTCCAATAGAAGAAACTCCTGTAGACGAAACCCCAACAGAAGAAACCCCAAATGAAGATACTGTAGATGAAGAACCTTCAGATGAAAATAATACAGAAGAGTCTGCAACAGAAGAATCTGGAGATACAGAGGGTTCTGAATTAACTTCAGACGAAGTTGTTTCTATTGTAGAAGATTTTGCTTCAGATGGTAATTTAACAGCATCAGATTCAGAGGCAATACTAGATGCACTTTCAGCAGATGGAGAAGTAACAATTGATGAAGTAGCAGGTCTATCAGAAGCATTATCTGAAGATGGAACATTAACTGAATCTGAAAAAGATTTAATTGCAGACGCATTAATTGAGTCAGCAGATGGTGGTGCAATATCGGCACAAGATATAGAAGCCTCTGGTCTTGAATTTAAAGATTTACCACCACAAACACCAGTTGATATACGTACAGATGAGAATGGTAATGCGGTTGTCATTGTAGCTGCTGTAGCCTCAGCTTTACAAAATTTAGAAAGTCCAGCTGCATTAATCGGTGGAATTGCAAACTGTATAAACCCACCAGGACCAGAAGATCCAAACTATGATCCAGATGCACCTAAATGTGAATTTTTTACTGCGCTATCTAATATTGGTGCAGATATGTCAGATGAAGAAAGAGAAGAGTCTACCGAAATGATGGTAGCAACAGTTGTGGCAGCTGGAGCAGCAATAAATGCTGTAGCTGCGGCAGGAACAACCACTGGAGGATCTAGTAATACTGGATCAAGTGGCGGAGGAACCTCTGGTGAATCCAAGGGGGTAAGGAGAAGAAGACGATGATGAAAATAATAAAAGATATGATTGATCAACTTTGGACACTTCTTGGCATGTTTATCGCCTGGGTTGTCCTAGATGGTAGTGCAAAGACAGTGGTGGGCTATGCAATAGTTGGAACAATCGTAGCTTGGATGATTACATATCCAATACGAAATAGAGAGGAGGACTAATATGGCAAAGAAGAAAGATATTGACTTAACAGTAATCGATCCAGCAACTGGAGAAGAAGTGTTAGGTTCATCAGCCGTAACTAATATTTGGAACATCCTAATGAGAATTGTCGCAGTTTTTGCGGCATCTGGACTTTCAGTAATTGGTGCAGGATCTTTGGTAGGAATTGACACAATGAAGGCGGTCATTCTTGCTGGAACACTTGGTGTTGCTACTGTAGTTGAAAAACTTGCAAGAGCATTCCTAGATGATGGAAAACTATCAGCTGCAGAAATTAACTCAGCATTTGCAAAAATTGATAAAAACGCAAAAGAATAGTAGACATAAAAAATATAGGGGTGTATAGTTAATATACACCCAGCGGTGTTAGCTTAGTTGGTTAAAGCCCCCGACTCATAATCGGGTAATCAACGGAGGACTAATGGACGGTGTCAATTTTCAGATGGGTGGATATCAGGATGAAGACGGTACCATTAATCTAAGTTTAAAGTCGGGAGACGATTTTAACCTTGATGTCTCATATAAAGATCCACTGCTAGCCCAGTTTGTAGTATTTAATTTACCTTACATACTTTCAGATATGATGGAGCAGGCGATGGAAGAGTCCTTTGAATACAACATGGATGAAGAATTAAGAAAAATTTTAGAGGAGGGTAAGTAATGCCAAAAAGAAAAGCAACGGCTTTTAATCCGATGCAGATTAAAAACGGTAGAATTGTTCGTTTAAGAAAAGACGGAACAATTAAAGCAGACTTTGGTCCTTATACTCCAAAAAAGAAAGTTGGTAAAAAGTAATGCCT